AGTCCCTGTCCGTGACCACAGCATCGGCTGGAATCGTTACCTCTAGCGCGGACGTTACGTTCCCGCAATGTACCGCTTCGTGGGGTTCCGTGGGCTTTATCGGGATTCTAGACGCGGTTACTAGCGGAAACCTGCTCATGCACACCGCGCTTACGACTGCCAAGACCATCGACTCTGGCGACATTCTCAAGATTACTACTGGCAACCTCACGGTAACGCTTGACTAATGGCCTTCGTCCTTAAAGACCGCGTAAAGGAAACCTCGACCACGACAGGTACGGGGACGATTACGCTAGGTGGCGCGTCTCCTGGCTACCAAGGATTCTCTACCATCGGAAACGCGAACACCACGTTCTACTCAATTGTGATGGGAACGGAGTGGGAAAACGGCGTTGGGACGTACACATCGTCTGGGTCAGCATTGTCACGCGATACTGTACTGTCGTCGTCTAATAGCGGCAACTTGGTCAATTTCTCTGCCGGAACAAAAGACGTATTTATTAACTACCCAGCAGGTCGCGCAGCCGCATACGATACTCCTAGCCAATCAACAGGTGCTTTCCACGTCACAGTAGGAACGACGGCACAACGCCCAACAGGTGCGGTTGGAATGATTCGTTACAACACAACAGAATCGCAGTATGAGGTTTACAACGGCTCTGATTGGAAATACTTTGCTCAAGCAAATTACCCGTATTCCGTATCTTACTTAGTGGTTGCTGGCGGAGGTGGTGGTGGATTTGGAGGTGGCGGTGCTGGAGGATTTAGAACAGATAGTGGTTTTACTTTAACTCCAGGAACTTCTTATACGGTTACGGTCGGTGCTGGCGGTAACGGCGGGGCTTCTTCAACAAGCGGTTCTAATAGCGTTTTTTCTAGCATTACATCTGCGGGTGGGGGAGTAGGTGGCGGCGCAACTAACAATACAGATGCCGGTAGCAACGGCGGGTCTGGTGGCGGTGGCGGTCATGGGTTAGGGTCATCTGGTGGATTGGTATCTCCGGGTAACGGAGGGTCTGGAAACACACCCTCAACTTCACCGTCACAAGGAAATAATGGTGGTATAGGTAGAGAAAACCCAAATTTTGCCGGAGGTGGAGGCGGTGGAGCAAACGCTGCCGGAGCAGACAGCCCGTCAAATGGTGTTGGGGGTAATGGCGGTGCTGGTACTGCATCTTCAATTTCAGGTTCATCCGTAACTTACGCTGGCGGCGGTGGTGGTGCTTATGGCGGTTCAGGTGGCTCTGGCGGGGGTGGTATTGGCGGTGCAGATGCTAGTTCAAACGGAACGTCAGCAACGGCAAACACGGGTGGCGGTGGCGGTGGCGCAAACATTTTTGCCGCAACAAGAGGGGCGGGTGGCTCTGGGATAGTTATAATTAGCTATGCTGGTGCTCAACGCGGCACAGGTGGTACGGTTACTTCTTCTGGAGGAAATACCATCCACACATTTACTTCTTCAGGGACGTACACAGCATGAGCCACTTTGCTAGAGTTACCGCACAAGGCATCGTGGAGCAAGTAATTGTTGCTGAACAGGACTTTATTTATACGTTGCCTGATAGAACATCTTGGGTTCAAACTTCCTACAATACCTATGGCGGTCAACACCCAGAAGGTCGTCCGCTTCGTAAGAATTACGCTGGTATCGGTTACACATACGACTCTGTACGCGATGCGTTCATACCTCCAAAACCTTATGCGTCTTGGGTATTGAACGAAAACACTTGTTTGTGGGATGCGCCAACGCCTTGCCCGACAGACGGGAAAACTTACAATTGGGACGAGAACACTCAGCAATGGGTTGAGACAGGAGCCTAAACAATGTTCGGATTTGCGCCACTAGGTTCAGGAGTAATTGGCGCGTCATTTGCTCCGGCTGGTAAGCCACTATTAACCCTTGAAGAACTAGACCGCTTTGGAAGCCTAGACTCCTTACCGTTCTCGCTAGACGCGAACTGGATGGAGTGCGGGATACAAGGCCCGTTTACGCTAGAGTTCTTAGACTACTTTAGCACCAGCATTGACAGCCTTGCGTTTTCGCTAGACGACCCAATTTGGGAGTCTGCGGATACGGAAATCTGTCTAGTCTACGCACCAGAAAACATTACCGGAACTGGGACTGTAAATGCTACGGCGCAGTTCTTTGAGACAGCCCAAGCCTTAATCACAGCCAACGGACAAGTCTCAGCAAGTAGTGCGGTATTGCGTACGATTGAGGGTGCGATTGATGGTGCTGGAACCGTATTAGCAAGCGGCAGCCTTGTTCAGTTAGTAGGCGCAATTATTACCTCATCTGGTGAGGTTGTTGCCGTAGTGCAACGCACAAGAACGGTTGATGGTAGTATCACAGCCAACGGACAAGTAAGTGCATTAGCAAACAGAATTACAAGCGTCGTAGGCAGTATTTCTGCCGCAGGTTCAGTAAGTGCCGTTGCGGCGCGTTTACGGGACGTTGTAGGGGCTATAAATGCCTCTGGTAACCTAGTATCAGACGCGGTAAGACTTCGCCTTGTAGACGGTTCTATAACCGCCGAAGGGTTCTTGTCCGCAAACGCAGGGTTCGTGTTCGATGTCCACGGGGATGTCGTTGCGACAGGTACTTTAAATGCCATTGCCGCGTTTATTTCAACAGTTTCTGGGCAGGTGGCAAGCAACGCACAGCTTACCTGCACGATTTACAAGTATGGCGAGGAGTGGGTATTAGTGCCCGACCAGCCGAACACATGGACTGCGGCCAACTTCCAAAGCGACACATGGACACAGGCATCAACCAGTTCGGACACATGGACACCAATTACCGCCCAAAACGATATTTGGACACAACAATCTTCGGGAAGTAACACATGGCAATAACAAGAGTTACCTTTGGAGAGTGGCTGCCTGACCAGCCAGGTGTTATCGGTGCGCTGACCACGGCTAAGAACTGCTACCCAAGAGCCGTTGGCTACGGGCCATTTCCGACAGAGGAAGATTATTCCGACTCGGCAGCCCAGAACCTGACAAACGTGGTGGCCGCAAGGGATGTGGCTGGAACCACCAAGGTCTTTGCCTCTGGCACAACCCGCCTGTACATTTTAGATTCCTCTGACTTTTCGCTAGACGACGTGTCGGCAACGACCTACACAAATGCGACAATGTGGAAGTTCACCCAGTTTGGCAACAAGGTTATCGGCGCAACAGAGGCGCATACCCTGCAAGCCTACGACTTAACGACAACGGCAAACTTTGCCAATCTGTCCTCAGACGCACCCAAGGCCAAGTTCGTGACCGTGGTGCGGGACTTCGTTGTTACTGGTTACCAGACAGACAACCCAACTAGGGTGCAATGGTCTGGCATTAACAACGAGGCTACTTGGGCTGTATCTGCCACCACACAGGCAGACTTTCAGAACATTCCTGACGGCGGCAGGGTTCAGGGAGTTACGGGTGGCGAGTTCGGTATTGTCTTGATGGACAGGAGTATCTATCGGATGTCCTACGTCGGGACTCCCCTTATATTCCAGTTTGACAACATCTCTAGAAACCTTGGGTGCTACGAGTCCAACTCGGTCATCCAATGGCAAGGTATTACTTACTTCCTATCCGACGACGGGTTTTACGCCTGTGACGGGCAGCAAATCGTCAACATTGGCGCGGAGAAAGTAAACCGTTACTTTTTTACAACACTCAGGGAGGCAGAACTTGACCTTATGAGTGTGGCGGTAGACCCGTCCAAGAACTTGGTGATGTGGGGATACTCAAGCACAGACCTGACCTACCGGGTTCTCATGTACCACGTCCCCACAAAGCGGTGGGCTTACGCGGATTCAACGGTAAACAGAATCGCCTCTAGCTCCACACCGGCGGTCACGCTTGACGGATTGGATAATTACTCTGCCTCAATAGATGCCCTACAAACGTCCCTAGACTCGCGTCTATGGTTAGGCGGTAAGTTGCAGTTAGCAGGGGTCACGGGGGCTAAAATCATTACCTTTACCGGCCCAGCAAAGACCGCGCTGATAGACACGGCAGACATTTCGGCAGACCAGAATCAGTCCATGATTACCCTTGTAAAACCATTGGTTGACAACGGTTCTGGGTCGGTGGCCGTGGAGTCTAGGTTGCAGCTAAACGCAACCGTGTCATTCCCGTCGGTTACTGCGGCAAACAGCGAGAACCGCGTGGGTGTTCGTTCCTACGGGCGTTACCACAGGGTCAGGCTTGAGCCGTCAGGGAACAACTGGTCATCTGCCATCGGGGTGGACGTAGAGATTCAGCAAGCGGGTACTCGCTAATGTTTAGAGTTCTACCGTACCAAGGTGGGACACCAAGGGATATTTCCGAGGTAGTCAACAACCTGATGAACGGCAAGTCCAATAACACGGGGACTATTACCCTTGCTACTGGCAACGCCACAACGACGACCCTGATAGACGAGCGTATTTCTGTATATACAAAAATTGTCTTAATTCCGTTCTCGGACGCGGCAGAATTAGACTCTGCGCCCTACGGTGCGTTTCAGGATAATACCGACCAAGCGGCTACAACGCTGTCGGATGCCTACATTATGTCGTTTGACACCGAGGACTTATCTAACGGTGTTTATCTAAGCAACACAAATAGAATCAATGTCCGAAACAAAGGTATTTACTCTGCTGCGTTCTCGGTTCAGGTAAAGAACACGACTAACGACGTTCAGGACTTCGATGTCTGGTTTAGAAAAAACGGAACGGATATAGCCGGTTCCAATAGCAGGTTTGGTATCAAGGCTAGGAAGTCTTCTGGTGTCGCGTCGCACTTGATTGCGTCAAGCGCGTTCTTTCTAGACTTAAACGCTAATGACTACTTTCAGCTTGCGTGGCATCCCACGGACTTAGGGGTGTCGATAGAACACTTTGCGGCTGTTTCAGCGTCTGCTGGGGTAACTCCCGCGATACCAGAAACCCCGTCAATTATTCTGGTGGTGTCGTATGTCGCACCCTCGGTCTACTCGAACATTTACG